CGTTATACCAAGGGGTACAATAGCCGAATGCAAGTAGATCTAGCAAACGATATTATGACGATCTCTGGAGCCAGTGCTCAGTTTATTCAGACCCTACAGTCTGAGTTAACCTATACTGACAAGGCAAAACAGTATCAACTTCGTCGTCTATCTAAGTCAATCTGGGGACGTCAGTCACCGGACTATAAAAGACTTCAGAACGAAGTTCATGGGCACCTTTTCGAGATGTCCAATAATGATCTTGTTTGTACCTCTTCCTTCTACGGATATTTTCAGGAACATTTCGCTCAGGAGTTTAACGCAGCGACCGTCGTAGATAACCGTAAGCAGACTGGTTCTAAGATCGCTCTGCCTTGGAAGAACAAGCCTTTTCCATTGCGCCCATACCAACAAGAAGCCGTCGATTTGATGCTGAACAACTACCGGGGAGTGATTAATTTCGCCACTGGTCTCGGCAAAACCCTAGTCGCAACCCATCTTGTGCAACAATATAAGAAGAAGGCGCTAATCGTTTGCCCTTCTGACTCGGTTGCCAAGCAGTTCTACAACCAGTTTGTAGACGTGTTCGGACAGAACAAAGTGGGGTTCTATGGCGGAGGAAAGAAGAAAATTTGTGACATTACAGTTGGTATTGCTGCTAGTGTCTCTAAATATGTTGAAGAGTTTAGACAAGCCGATCTTGGACTTGTTATCGTCGATGAGACCCACCACACACCAGCTTCCACCTTCTACGAGATTGCTAAAGGCCTTAGTGGAGTCGGGAAGATATTCGGTCTTACCGCCACAGATTATCGGTCTGATGGTAAAGACATAATGATTACGGCTGGGTGCGGAAACGTACTCATCCGCCGAGACATCAAGTGGGGCGTGGACAATAAATACCTGGCCGAACCCGTATTCATCGTTCGTGAAGTTGCTACCGGCGGTAGGGATTTTAAAGACGATAAGCTTAAATCCTACAAAGAACACGTCCTGAATAACCAAGCAATGAAGGACCGGATCCAGGGCGATGCAAAAGCCATGATGGATTCTGGTAAGGCTGTTCTCATCCTGGTCGATGAAGTTGCCCATGGAGAAGAACTATCTAAAGCTTTAGGTATTCCATTTGCTACCGGTCTAGACAAGAAGTCCCAAGATTACGTCGACCAGCTCAATGCCGGAAAGATCCCAGGATTGGTCGGGACGGATGGGAAGGTTGGGGAAGGCACAGACACAAAGAATGTCGACTGTCTCATCCTGGCTAACTTCGTAGCTTCTAAAGGACCTGTGATTCAAGCTGTTGGACGTGGTCTTCGTATGCAGGGCACTAAGACTAAGTGCTTAGTTCTTGACTATATTCCGACTGGGTCAACTATGTTATCCCGTCACGCAAACAACCGTCTCGCATTCTATGAAGAGATCACATCTAAGATAAAGGTAATTACCTTATGATAAGATTCAAATCCCCTGAGTCTGAGTGGAAGATTCGCGCGGATCATCAAGCTGCCGCAAAATTGCAGATGGATATGTCTCTTGGATATGGCCAAGCGATGGGTCCAGTATCGCAAGCAGTATCAGATGCCATTGCTGCAGCAGTTACAGCTGGTATCAAGCGGGCCATAGAAGAGATGTATACGGACGAAGACTTTGAGCGCGATCTATCTTTAAGACCGTAATTCGGCCCCTATAAAACGCGTTCTAGGTGACAATCCTGGGCAATCATAGTTTTAAAGTAAGCTAGAATCCATAGTATAATTAACTTATGGAACGCGAAATTAACCAAGCTGGCCTCGATATGATTAAGTCCTTTGAAGGACTCAAGCTGCATCCATATCCGGATTCGGTACATGTACCGACTATCGGCTATGGCACTATCATGTACAAAGACGGTCGCAAGGTTACTCTTCAAGATCCACCGATCACTGAAGCAGAGGCTACCGATCTTCTTATGTGGGAGATCGATCAGAAGTGCGCAGGTATCGAGAAGTATGTAACCGCAACCATCAATGACAATCAATATGCAGCTCTTGTTAGCTTTGCTTACAACCTGGGTCTTGGTGCATTACACGGTTCAACTCTTCTTAAACTATTAAATGCCAACGGTCCAAGTCAAGCAGTTGCTGACCAGTTCCTTAAATGGGACCATGCTGGTGGCGTTGCTGTTTCCGGTTTAACGCGCCGTCGTCAAGCTGAACATGCTCTTTTCATGCAACCCGTGGTACAATCAGATGAACAGCCGTCGACAGAAGATGTTGATAGCAAACTACAAACCTTAGAGGACGATATTATGAAGTAGATTCGCGAACCACCCTAAAACTCCATTAAGAATCAGCTGTTTCCCCAACACTAACTTAACTGGAGATTATATGAAAACTCATTTACTTAAATTAAAGACCGATCTTAAAGCACTCGCTACCGAAATCCGTAGCCTAAAATCGAAACGCAAAGAACTCCGTGGATACGTCCCGGGTCTTGAAAACGCTCAAGAAGCATTCCGTTCCGGCCACATTGCTTACTGCATTCTTCGCGGTAAGACACTAGAACAAATCGAACCTAAACTTAGACATCCTGACAGCTGGCACCATGCCCGTGTTCGTAAGGAAGCTAATCGTATTGTTCAATCTATTTTGGAGGTAGAGAATGCAGCCCCAAAGTCATAAACTGTACATCCTCGTCGATAAGAAACTCACTCCTGCGCAGCGAGCTGTTCAAGCATGCCATGCTGGAATTGACTTCGCGAAGAAGTTTCCCGAATGGCAACACCAGTCGGTTATCTTACTCGGGGTCGACGGAGAGATAGAGCTCATCGATAAAGCCGCTGAATTTGTTTTTGCGGGCCTACCGTATGCAACGTTTATTGAGAGCTATTGGAATAACCGCGTCACTGCAGTCGCCGTTCACGGAGCGGACGAAATGCTGAAGGGTTTAGAGCTGTTATGAAAATACTAAACTTTAAATAGAAAACACCGATAGGTAATAACAACATGTTAATGCATCTAGTATAATGTAAGTGCACGGCTGCGTAAACAGAGGGTGACTTCGGATAGAGGATTGTAAAGAGTTTTACGGCGTTCTTTCCTTGATTTGTTGCCCACCTGCTAGTACCTATGCCGGAGTCGTTGGTCTCACAGCCTCGCTCGCAAGAGACGGCGGTTACAAAGTGTGGGAATAATCTAGCCCGTGCACCTTTTCTTTTATCCATGCCCGAGTATGCTCAGTGGTAGAGTGCTCAACCTGGGGAAACCGTTACCAGCCGTTTGATCAACGGTACATACGGGATCTCGGCTAAGAAAGCAGTCATGACGATGATTGTAAGTAAGAGTATAAAAGGAGTTGAGAGGTCGGTGGTTCGAATCCATCCTCGGGTACCAATTACGCTCCATTAGCTCAGCGGTAGAGCAAGTCCCTCTAAAAGACCTGGTCGTGGGTTCGATCCCCTCATGGAGCACCACTTAATGTGAGTACACCACAGCACATCGGTAATGACTTTAGTAAGAGAGTTAAGTTAAATCTCATCCCGGGTGTTTCTCTGCCAATGGGTTTGTATCAGATCCAATTACAATACGTCACATACGATACCGTCACTCACATGACCCATTATAATTATTCTAGCTATATGGTAGACGGCAGATCTATTGAAATCTTTGTCGGTGCAGATGTTCGCGATATCACCTTTACATGTCAACGCCTTATGACCCAGGGCATGCCGACGGGTTATCACCAGTATTCTCTGCGGGTTGACCGTCTTATTCTTCTCAACCTCGCCCATCAATTACTAAAGTCAAGACTTACTTAAGTCAAGACTTACTTAAGACCCTAATTGGGTTTGGAAGGGCCCTTGACTTTCTTCCTTAATCAGTATTTCTTTCTCTTGCCGAGCGCGTCTACGCGCTCGTGTGCGTGAAATCACGCACGTAGAGTAAGACTAATTTTCTCTGGTTAGATAGGTTAGCAAGGGGTAAATTCTTATCTCTTATGGTACCCGCGAGCAACAGCTTTTTAACTATGGTTTAAAAATAAATATGAACCCCACTTTGGAAACCCCTAACAGTATAATCGCAACATGAATGATGATGTACAAGCCAAATTAAAAGCCCTGCGCGATAAAGCTTTCAAAATCGAAGTTCAAGTGAACGACGGCGGGAAACTGCCCAATAAAGTTCGTCACACTGACGCAGGTTTTGATCTCTTCGCAACAGAAGATATCACGTTGTTTCCAGGTCAGTCGGGCAAGACCCCACTGAACATTCAACTTAAGCTTCCGCCGAATACTTACGCTGAGATCACGACTAAGTCTGGTCTTGGTTCAAAAGGTCATGCCGTACGCGCTGGCATCATCGACGAAGAGTACCGCGGCGTTATCAATGTTATTCACTCTAATGTTAACATCATTGATCGCTTAGATGAAGATGGTATCCCGCTGATGAACACTTCACCTCTTGTTGTCAAGAAGGGCGAGAAACTTGCACAGTTAATCTTGCACCCTTACTCAAATCAATACTTCGTAGAACAGGTCGAAGTAATCGACACTAACACGTCACGAGGCGAAAATGGTTTCGGTTCAACAGGGAAGTAACGATCAGCTCACGCGAGACATAGTTAATGTTATGGGTCTGGGAAATAATATCCAGGTTTACTACACTATTAATGCTCGCAACAATGTTGATACTATGTTCTCAATAGGTAGAGGTTCTGTCCACCAATATATGGGCGCACCAGACGTCGATCTCGACCTAGACATCTATGTTAATCAAATGTCGCTTCTCAAGAAAGAAGATATCTTTCAAAAGCTAGAAGAGCGAATAAGCGCAATGTTACACCATGTTCAAGGTGTATTCCTGCAACGCCAAATCTCTCCTTTTCGAGGAGAGCCAATCTACAGAATCCAATACAAGATCAAACTTATGGATTATGATTCCTTCTCAACTAAGCTTCATGAGTACGCTATGACTCAACTCGATCTAGAGTTTAGAGAAGTACTTGAGGAAACTTTAACAACATAGTATAATGTCAGGCATGAAGCTTTGTTTGCAATGTAAAATCACTAAATCATTCGATGAGTTCCATAAGAGAACTAGATCAAAAGATGGTTTTCACCACTATTGTAAAACTTGTTGTAATCAATATTATCAAAATAACTCTGAAACTAGAAAACTTTATAGCAAAAACTATAGGTTAGTGAATGCTCATATCATTTCTTCTAAAATGAAGAACTATTACACTAATAATATAGATTATCATAAAGAACTTAGACATACTTATTACTTAAGTAATAAAGTTAAAGTTAACTCTTATAACTCTCTTTATAGAAAAGACAATAAAGGTGTTTGTAACGCAGCTACGACTCATTATAGATTAGTAAAGAAAAAATCTACTCCACAGTGGCTATCTCAAGTACAGTTAGAGGATATTAAAGAGTTTTATAATCTGGCTCAAGACTTAGCTTGGCTTAATCAAGATGGAAAAGCTTTTCATGTAGACCATATTGTACCTTTACGGGGAAAAATTGTATGTGGATTACATGTACCTTGGAACTTACAGCTATTACCTGGCGATTTAAACTTTAAGAAAAGCAATGGTTTCAAGTGAAATTAGATAATCTCTCCAGCCTATTCAACACATCAGTTCGTATCCAAGAATTGGACTCCCTAGACGCTGATGCTGTATGGCCGGCGAATACGGAGATCTGCATTACCCGCGTCCCTATTCGTAAGCGTGACGGTTGGGATCCAAAGAAATTCGAAGAATTTGCAAAGCGTTTAAAAGCCAACATGGTTCCTAACGGGATCGTGTTCTTAATTTGCTATGCTCCTATTGAAGCTAAGTGGCGCCCATTTGAAGTTGCTAAGTTGATGGACGATGCAGGATTCAATCACGTTGATAACATAGTTATCAAAAAGACCTGGTTCCCTGGCAAGCGCTCAGAAACGAATCTCGTTAATTCCCACGAATATGTAATGCACTTCTGCAACGGCGATGTCTGGAAACTGGACCGCCTTCCGCTGCGCCAGTACATGAAAGTCCACGATGACTTATCCTGCCCAGGCAATACTTGGGAAATCGAGACGGGCTCCCTAGATGAGAGTTATCCGGTAGATTTAGCAGAGCTACTTATCCGTATGACCAATTGTCTTCCAGGTTCTGTTGTGTTCGACCCTAATATGGGCGGAACAGGCTCACTCAGAGCTGCACTTAAATTAGGACATAGTTTCTTTGGGTTTGAGACTGATAAGAAACAGTTAAAGAAGTATGAGAAGGTTGTAGCTGATCATAACCAAGGTAAGTTAGACAATCCAGGTACAATCAAGCAAGCTAAGAAGGCTAAAGAAGAGGATGACTTCGAATGAGACCCACATGCGCATGTGGCAATTTAGTAGAAAAGACTGCTGTTAAGGTTGACGGTTCAAATTCTTGGGGAAAGACTTGTCGAACCTGCAGAGGTCGCACAAGATATGGAATCGTTAAGAGTTCTTCTTGTGAAGAGTGTGTGTTTATTGCGTTAGTTTCTTCTCAGTTAGAAATTGATCATATTGATGGTGATCGAACTAATAATGACAAGTCTAACTTGAAAACACTATGTTGTAACTGTCATGCATTAAAGTCACACCTTATGAAGGACATAAGGTTTGTCGGAGAAGATAACCCTTTCTTTGGTAAGAAACACTCAGAAGAAACTTTAAGTAAAATAAGAGCAGCAAGAAAGCAGCAAGGTAATAGATGATTTACGAGAGAAGTAAAGCTAAGCAAGTTGTTGTTAATAAAGATGATGTAAAGAGCATCGTTCATTCAACCATTAATGATATGGCTGCAATTATTGGAACAACACTTGGCCCTGGTGGAAATCCAGTTATTATTGAGCGCGACAACTTGTCACCTTTAATTACTAAAGATGGTGTAACTGTCGCAAAATCTTATGGTGTCGAAAATGCAGCCGCTAACGTCATCGTTGATGCTGCTAAAGAGATCTGTTTAAAAACTGCTAAAGAAGCTGGTGACGGTACGACTACCGCTATCGTGCTTGCTAATGCCATCACGAAGAATGGATTGAATTTCCTTGCAAACAACCCCAAGTATAATCCTCAGCGGATGGTCGGTGAACTTAACCACCTATATTCTACTGTTATCACTCCCTACATTAAAGCAAATGCAATTCCAGTTAAAGGACGAGAGCAACTTATCTCTGTTGCAACGATTTCATCTAACGGAGATAAAGCTATTGCTGAAGCTGCGGTTACTGCTGTTATGGCTGCAGGAGATGATGGTCACGTTCTGATTGAAGAAGCTCAGGGCAATCAACTTAAAGTTGAGACCATGGACGGATTCATTATCACTTCTGGTTTGAAAGATATCGGAGCTATTGGTCGAGTCTTCATCAATGATAAAGGTTTGCAACAGGTCAAGATGGACCACGGATTAGCATTCTTATATGACGGATCCCTCAATGATCTTAAAGTACCTGGAGCGATCCAAGCAACTATCGAAGGTACCGAACTCTATGGTCTTCCTATTATGGTCTTCGCACACAGCTTTGCTGATGTTGTTATGGAAGCTTTCGCCAAGACTACAAAGGGCGGTTACACAGTCGTTCCAGTAAAGACTCCAATGTCGGGTGTCGCAAACTCACGTTCCTCTTTCTTGCTGGACATGTCAGCATACACTGGAGCTACGGTCTATGACCCCGGATCCCTCGAAAAGTTTATTACGGAAGACCGAGCGTCTGGCTTTGGCGCATTTGATTCTGCTAAAGTTGGCATGTATGAATCTGTCGTTCAGGGAATACCTGACGCTGAGCGAATTGACTCTCGCCTGGCTGAACTTAAACATCTTATGGATGTGGCTCCCTCTGATTTTGATAAGATGCATATTAAGGCCGCTATCGGTAAGCTTACTGGCGGTATTTCGACTATTTGGGTCGGCGGTGGCTCTGATCTTGAAGCTCGTGAAAAACGTGATCGCGTTGAAGACGCGGTTGAAGCGGTGAAATCTGCTATCGCTGAAGGCATCTTGCCTGGCGGTTGTGCAGTTCAGCTTGTACTTGCAGACATGATTGAACATCACCCAGAGCGGAAACCTTCATGGGGAATCATGGCAAATGCATTAAAACAGCCTTTTCACCTGTTGCTTGACAACTGCGGTGAGTCTGTTGAAGAGATTTGGCCGATGATCCAAGATGCTTTCTTGGCACAGAACGGTCTTCCAAAGAAGATCTTCGATGCTCAAGCTCATGCGATCGTAGACCCTATTGAAGCCGGAATTATCGAACCTGCAAAGGTCTGCCGCGTAACAATTGGTAACGCCCTGTCAGTAGCTGCACTATTAACTACATTGGGCGGAATAGTAGTTTCTCCACGTAATGCTGGCTTAGAACAACAACTTGAGTTATCGAAAGGTGCTTTTAAGGAAATGATGTCTGCAAGTACAGGTCACGTTGGACAAGAGTGATGAGGACATGCGGTGTTTGCAAGACTTCTAAACCATTAGAGGAGTTTCATAACGATAAGAATAGGCCATTAGGTAAGTCTTATCGTTGTAAACCTTGTGGTTCTAAGCATAGAGATAAAGGCTATAGGAAATCTAAATACGGTCTGACTGAGGAAACCTTTCAGACTATGTATAAAGAACAAGGATCGGCTTGTGCGATCTGTAAGAGAACTGATACTGGTGTGGCTAGAACTAAGATGCTTAGCATAGATCATAATCATGTGACAGGTAAAGTTAGAGGACTACTCTGTAACTGGTGTAATCAGGGGCTAGGTCATTTTAGAGATTCACCAGAGCTGTTAATTAAAGCAGCTGAATATTTGAAGAAGGAATAAATATGGAACTGCCAACCTTAAATCCAGCTGCAGCACTCCAGAATATCTGGGTTCGCTACATCTTAATTCTATTCGTGGGAATCACGGTTGGCGCCATCTTCTATCCGACTAAAAAGATTGAAGAGAAGACGTCTGCTAAGTACGAACAACAGATCTCTCAGATGAAGACGGAGTTCTCTCAATATAAGAGTCTGTCGGAAGAGAAGATCACTAGTTTGACTTCACAAGTAACTGATCTTAGCAGTCACTCTAAAGTTGTCTACGAAAAGATTACTCGTCCTGACGGCACTATTGAGGTTCACCAAACTACAGTGAAAAACACCACTGAGAACACCGACAGTTCTTCTTCGACCACTGATGAGAAGACTGTTCAGATGCAGAAGGACTTTGCTTCTAAAGAGCAACAGTATCAGCAGACCATTCAAACTCTTGAGAAGAGTAAGACGGTTACTGTCAACGAGAAGCATTTTGGAGTTGAAATCGGTATCATGAACGACAAAGATTATTATGTTCACGGTACTGCTGATCTTTGGGGTCCAGTCTTCTTGGGTATCCAAGGCGAAGTCAAAGGTCCATCTAGCGATCAAAACGCTGATAACCGTGTTGGTGTTGGTATCGGTCTGAGGTTCTAATGCCTAAGTATCAGTTCGTCTGCCCTAAGTGCGAGTACACGGGACATCGGTATGTTCCATCAACGGTTGAGGTATTGCCTTGTCCGGAATGTAAGGAAGAGATGTCTCGCAACATGCCCAATATCCAAGCTGAAACAGAAGTCCGTGAAGTAGTTGATTCCTACACTAATCGTAAGTGGGGAAAAGACCATGAACTCGTAATGAAAAAACGTAAGGATGATCACTTCTGGGAAGTAGAAGTACCTCGTCTTGTTCAGACATATTCAACTCAGACTTGCCTTGAAGAAGGCTGGCTTGTTTACAATGACAAAGGTGAGCTAGTTGTGCCTAAGGCTCCGTCCAAGCGCTAGTATAATCATGCGATGCGTGTTTTATCATTAGAGATCCAAGACATTCTTAGTATTCAGCAGGCTTCTCTAAAGTTTGAAGACACGGGTCTTGTGCTCGTTGAAGGTTGGAATTATGACACTCAGAGAGCCAACGGGGCCGGGAAGACAGCTATATTCAATGGGCTGTCATTTGCTCTGTATGATAAACTTCCTAGAAAAATTACTGCAAGTGAAATTCTTAGAAGAGGATGCAAGACTGGCTTCGCGGAGGCTAGCGTCTTATGTGGTGAGGATATCTGGACCGTTCGACGAAGCCGTCCTAAGGGAGCTATCTTCTCAAAAAATGGGATTCCACAAGACATCACCCAAGCAGAATTTGAGTCCTTTATTCGACTCAGCTATGGACAGTTCCTTCTTACAATCTATACGCCTCAATCAAATAGTGGAGAACTTATCCGATTCCTTAGTTCCCCTGATGCGGCTAAGAAAGAGTTCCTCCTTCAGCTTCTCAATCTTGACCAGTTTGGGTCCGGCAAAAAGCTCATCGATGACCTTATTAAAAAGTTTTCAGCAGCAGTCGAAGTAGACGACCGCTCGCTTGCATCTACTCGTTCCCGCATTCAGGCATACGAGGAATCTTTAGTTGACACTGCTTCGCTACAAACGAAGATCAATCAATACATCCTCATGATTGCAGATCTTGAAAAGGAAATCTTAGAACAGGCCCAGGTTACAAAACCTGACCTATCTAAATACATTTCTGTCGAAGATAAGATCCGCACGCAACAGTCCGAGATTGCACAGGCCAAAGCCAAGCGTGGAATGCTACATGATCGTTATCGTGAGCTTCGCTCTGCGATTGGCGATTATAATTCTGATGCTGCCTGCGGCGAATGTGGCGCATCATTAGACACAGCAGAGGCACGTCTAGCACATGCCGATCATCAAAAGAAGGTACAGGATAAGGCTGCATCTGTAAAGACGCAGATCGATGAGACTGATGCCATTGTGCTCAAGGAGCAGGGTGTAACTGACTTAGCTCGTAGGCTGCGCGAGAAGAAGCAACAAGATAGTGCTGACTATCAAGCTGCTCAACTTCGCCTCTCAGAACTTAAAGCGTCTGTAAGAACACAAAATTTACAGGTCGAAAACCTGAGTTTAAAACTAAATAGTAACGCTGATTTACAGAACAAGATCGAGACCTTGGAAGCAAGTGTATCAAAGTTAGTCACTAATATTAGTGCAAATAAGCGACAATTAGAGGTTTACAAGACGCTGTCGAACATCTATTCTCCCACAGGTGCTCAGGCCTATGTCTTGGATTCTATTGTCGATTCATTCAACGAGATCATTCAGAAGTACGTGGATATTCTGTCTCCCACAATGACATACGTACTTAACTCCTTCAAAGAGAACGGTAAGGGCGAGATTAGTGCTAAGTTCTCAGAGACCCTGATGAAGAATGGCAAAGACGTATCGGTCGGATCACTATCTGGTGGTGAACAGAAGGGCCTATCTCTATGTGTCGACTTCGCGCTCCTAGAGGTCCTTGAGACGCAGTTTGGAATGACCCTTAACCCTATTATCCTCGACGAGCCATTTGATGGTCTGGATGAAGCAGGGCGCGAGATAGTGATTGATCTGTTAGAGACCCTGGCACGCACTCGCCAGATCTTTGTTATTGATCACGCTGCAGAGGCAAAGGCCAAATTTACTAAGTCATTTAAGGTTGAACTAAGGAATGAAATCTCCGTCATCAACCTAGAATTCTAGTATAATCTAAGTCATGGATGAACTGTACAAGAAACTAGAAGAGCTTCAGAAGGCTATTAAAGCGGTCAAGAAATTGAATCCGCCTGTTGCACCTAAGCTTCCCGAACTGCCTTCTATCAAAGCTCCGCCCCAACCATCCATGACTCCTGCTTCTACTACTGCACCTAAGATCGGTGCCGGTCAAGGTCCAGATTCTAAGAAAGATCCAAAGAAGATTGCAGAGCAAATCAAGAACGGATCTATGTCAACTAAAGGCGCAAAGACCTTGGTTGCTAAAGCTGACTCACAAACTGGTCAGTGGTATTTAGAGCCGACAGAGCCCTCAGACATTTAAGTATAATATTCTTAGCATGGCGAAGAGATGTAATACTTGTAACATAGAGCAAGACCAATCACAATTCTATAAAGATTCAAGTTTGCCTAGTGGATTAAAACACAAGTGCAAAACTTGCACTCGTTCATATAATTTAGAGATCTATAAGTCTACTGGATCCAAGCGTAAAGCTCAAACAACTGCTTGGAAGTTACGTAACCCCGATTACGTAAAAAATAATAGTCTAGAAACTAAGTATGGCGTAACTCTTGAGACCTATAAGACCATGTTTGAAAAGCAAGACGGTAAATGTGCCATCTGCAGCAAGCCTCAGAATGAGAATTTAAAGGGTCGTATGTTAGCATTAGATCATAATCATGCTAATGGACAAGTCCGTGGTCTTCTTTGTTATAAGTGTAATATGGCTATTGGTCTACTAAAAGACAGTAAATCCAATGCTTTAAAACTGGTTGAATACCTGGAGCTTTATGAAAAAACGCCCGCCGTATAACCAGGAAGCCGCTATACGAGGTGCTCTAAGAAGAGCATTCAGTCGTTCGCCTATAGTTCAAGAGGTTATGGCTGCTTCAAGAAGACAAGTGCCAAGGTTTAACAAAGATGGTAGTCGCCATAAAAAAGACTGGGTACAACGTCAATGTCAAGTCTGTGATGAGTGGGTCTCTACATCCAAGATGGCAGTAGACCACAAGATTCCTGTTATCTCTGTAGATCATGGCAAGCAGTCGTGGGACGAATTTATAGCTCGCCTATGGTGTGACAAGAGCAATCTACAGCGCATTTGTGATCCTTGCCACGACAAGAAGACCCAAGAAGAACGTATTACTAGATTGCTTATAAAGTATACTGCAGAGCTGGACAACATCGAGGCTCGCTGGCCAATCCTCATCATAGAACCTAAGGCCCTATTAAAGCAGCTCTCTAAATTCACGGCCAAGAAGAAGACTATCGGTTTAGAATCCGTTGTAGAAAGAGCCATGAAATTGAAAGATGTTTTGAAACCCAAAAGGAGCTAACATGTCAGAAACTAAAGGCCTCACTAAATCGTTCATGGATAACCACGAAGACATCAACGAAGACGCAGCTGGTCAGTTGATCGTAGAATCGACCCAGAAGATCCGCGAGATCGAACAAGAGCGTGAGGCTGATGAAAAGCTCACTGCTGCTAAGCAGATCGTTAAGGATATCAATAGCGCCTATACTTCAGCTATTAAGTATGAGAAATCTAAGATCAACTTCCTCTTGGAAAAGATCAGTGAAATCCAGGACGGCGAAGTGAATCCTAGCTCAGGTGCTAACTCCTGATAGAATGAACTCATAGTTTCATGGAGGCTCTATGAGTTTAAAAACCGATTATTTTAATGGTGAAACGGGTCTGACGCAGACCCTTAATGACGCCTTTCAAGCAGGCGTCGCTTTTGTTGGATCCGGTAACACGGAGATCTCGGTACTTAGCCTTGGCGACCGTTCTGGTGCCAACATGGGCGCAGGTTCTGGTTTAGCTGGAATCTACTTTGATCTAGATGCACCTGGTATTGGATACCGCATGTGGATCTCGGTTGCTGGCGAGATTGCACCAACTGGTGCAGGCCGTACCCTTATCCAAGTTCCTGTTGCTCCTGGTGATAGTTCAATGCAGGCTGCTTCTGATATCGCAGCTGCTGTAACTGCCATCTCTACAGCCCCTTTCGTTATTACTCAGATCGGTAACGCTCTGCAGTTTGAGACGTCTGCTCCTTTGGTTGTAGGAACGCACATCACTTTGAGTTCTGGCTGGGGCACTGCAAATGCTTCTGTCGCTCAAGCTGGTACTGCTGCAACTGGTAACTACTCAGCTATCCGCGCAGCTTTGCTGTCCGCAGCTGGTGTTGGACAAACCCAATTCACCCTTACTTTGCCAACTACCTATCAGCCGTCTGCACTTCGTGGAAACTCGATGTCAAGCTGCAATAGCAATATGTCACAGCCGCAAGGCAGTTCAACTCCCTCAGGATATCAAAGCTACCAACGTGGTGCTACTCCTTTACAGAGTACAAACTTATTGCTCCAAGCTTATCTCTCGGGAATTCAAGCTGGCATGGCCGATCAGGAAATTTATGACTATGAAGTTTCGGCACAACTGAACGTATCGGACACGATTACTACGAGCATCAATCTCGTATTCAACTTCCAGACAACATAAGACTCACATTACAATAAAGCATTAGAAGGCATCGCGAAAGCGGTGCCTTTTTCTTTTGTATAATTGCGTCATGAAAATTTTGCGCAATACCGTTAATTATTTGTGGCTTGACGGCGAGACTACGGGTCTCGACTCTTTACGCAACGACATCGTCCAGCTTGCTTGTGTAGCGGTTGTAGGCGGCGAAGAGCAAGCGGTCACTTTCAACCAATACTGCCAACCTCTCGACTATAACGAGATTGATATGGGGGCACTTGCTGTCAACGGCCTTACCGTTGATTTCTTAAAGAAACAGCAGACTGCCCAGGTGATGGTAAACAACCTCGTCTTGTTCGCCAAGCAGTTCAACTGCCGATTCATCATCGCTGGCTACAACGTAGGTTTTGATAAAGACTTTATAGCTGCACTCTTCAAGAAGGTTGGTCGCGAGTCTGATTTCTTAGAGTTGTTCACCGGCGATATCCGCGATACGATGAAACGGGCAAAGAAACTTAAGGCACAATTGCCTACTCCGAACATCAAATTAGCTACCCTTGCAGCGCATTTTGGCATTGCAATCAACGCCCATGACGCTCTCAGTGATATTCAAGCAACGATTAAGGTAGATAAAATACTCTCTGATATGCTCGGCGAGACCGAAGTCTTCGTGATGGAAGAACATCAATTACTCGATGTATCGTTTCCTGAGCCTGCACAATTACATATTCACTCGATGTTCTCTCACACAGACTCGCTAAATTCCGTAAAGGATTGGGCTATCTGGGCAAGCGACAACAACGTTCCCGGTCTGGCATTCGTAGATCACGGTAATGCTGCATCGTTGTTCGACACAATGGATATTTCAGGCATCTTTAAGAAAGAAAACGAATCAAGAAAGAAGGAAGGTACAGCACTTCTAACTAACAAGCCTGTTGGTATACCTGGTTCCGGCCTATACGTAAAACATGGCGAACAGATGTTCTATCTGTCAGCTTGGGCCGTATCGAACCAAGGATACAAACACCTTACCAAGCTTGCATCTATCGGCTGGAACAATCGTATCGATATCTCGTCGCAAGAGATGCCGGTCGTCTCTTTGGAAGAAGTTATTCGTCTTAAAGATGGTCTGGTTTTCGGCATTCCAGGTGTCAACGGACCAATCACTCCTTTCCTGGTATCTAGGCAGCTCTCCCAGGCCGCAGAGTTGATTCAATACCTACATGCTAACCTCGATATCCGTCTTGAACTTGCTGCCCTAGACGTATATAAGAACTTCGATTCATCGATCGGTTTCAGTGGTTATAACATCACTGGTGGTAACATCCAGAAGCAAATCAACATGTTCTACGAGATGTGCTCTCGTAAATTTGGCATCAAGATGGTTCCCGTATCAGATGCTCACTTTATAGACCCTATTGACAAGATCGTGCAAGACTGCGTATCTCGTAATGCCTACGAGGATGGTCGTTACTTCTTTGAATCGCGTCACGTAACTCGCTCTCAAGAGATGTATTCAATCTTAAAGGGCCATCTCAGTGATAATTTAACGGAAGCCGCTTTCACGGAAATGATTAAAAATACCCATGAGATCATGGAAGCAGCCGCTTCTATTAATATCAAGCATGAGTTTCATTTACCTAAGATCGAGATCCCTGCTGAAATCGTAGCAAAGACTGACGATTACAACATGCAGACTTACTATGTAATGATGCAGAAGATCCAGAAACACGGACGTTGGAACAACACTCCGGAGTATGTAGAGCGTTTCAAACGTGAAGTTGACGTCATTATGAAGAACGCCACGCTAAACTTCATTCCGTACTTCTTAGTTTATGAAGATATCTGTGCCTACGCTACTTCTTCTGGCCTGATGCAAGGTATTGCCCGTGGTTCGGCTGGTGGATCGCTCCTTTCGTACTACTTAAATATCATTCACGTTGATCCAGTTCGTTACAACCTCCCATTCGAACGTTTCTTAAGTCATGCTCGTATTCGTGCAGGATCGTTCCCAGATATCGACTTAGATATCGCGAAACGCGCTCGTCCGCTGGTCATGAAGTATTTACAAGATAAATACGGTCTGGGCTTTGCACAGATGTCTACGTTCTCTAAGATGAAGACCAAAAAAGCCATCAAGGATGCGATGTACTCGCTCTACGGTCGTGGTGGTAAGGATCCTGAGATTGTAGCTGTTTGCGAAGCAATTGATGACTCTCCACAGGGTGTCGACGAGCACGACTTCCTATACGGTTACACTGATCAAGAAGATGTGGATCACGAAGGTGAAGTTGACAAGAAGCCTATCTTAAAGAACTTCTTCCAACAGCGCCCGGAAGTCCAAGAGCTCGTAAACAAGCTCATCGGTGCCATCGCTGGTTGGGGACGTCATGCTTCGGCTTTCGTTATCTCCACTCTGGATCTGTCAGACGGTCGCGTTCCTACCATGATGTTCTCCGATAAAGAATTGGGCGAGATCATGGTCACGCAGTTCAATGCCACTATGGTTGAGAAATGCGGAATGGTCAAAGCTGATATCTTGGGTATTAACACCCTCAACATGGTATCCGATGCGATGGACCTCATCATGAAGAACCATGGGGTAGATTTCCGTGTCAAAGAACAAGGAATTCCATTGATCTATCGTCTTCCAGACTCAGATCCTGGTGTCTTCACTGACTTCTTTAATAAAGATACAGATTCTAGCTTCCAGTTCAATACTGAATTGGTCAAAGGGTTTGCACCAGAGTTTGCACCGCTTAATCGGGCTGACTGTTCTGCAATGACTGCTCTTCTTCGTCCAGGTGCCTTGGATGCACCACTCTACGATACTACAGCAGCTCAATACTACATGGATATTCGTAACGGAAAGCGTTCGGTTGAATACTTACATGAAGACCTAGAATCAATTCTAGGGCCCTCGAATGGTGTATTTGTTTACCAAGAAGAGATCATGAAATTTCTAGTGGATATCGTTGGATATAGCTGGGAAGAGTCAGATTTGATTCGTGGTGCGATTGCGAAGAAGAAGCATGAAGTGATCATGGCAACCTTTACTAAGATTCGTGAGAGCTGTACGGCTCGCGGCTGGTCACAAGAGGCTATTGAGACAATCTGTCAACAGATTCAAGCATTTGCTCGTTATTCGTTCAATAAATCACATAGCCATGCGTACGGTGAATTGGGCTATATCACACTTTACATGAAGCACCATTACAAGCTCGAATGGTGGACGGCGGTTCTAAACAATGAAGAAAACAATGACAAGATCAAGAGATATATCGCCTACCTTGGTGATATCGTCACAGCTCCAAGCCTCAAGACCCCTGAGCGTATCTTTACGATCCAGAACGGAAGGATTGTTGCACCTATTTCAGCTATTAAATCTGTTGGGCCTGCAGTCGTCAATGAAATCGTATCAAAAGGTCCGTTTAGCTCAATTGAAGACTTCACGGCTCGAATCAACCACACGAAAGTCAATATTGGGTCGATCGCGGCACTTATAAAGGCTCGTGCAGCTGATGATCTAATGGATAGCACAATCGAAGACTATATCGAAAGACGCTATGAGCTCATGGATCGTTACTTGCGCAATCGTAAGTCTAAGACGACTTTTAAAGACGATATGTACAAGCTTGATCCAATTAAAGTCTTCCTCCAAGAGAAGGAATATAACAGCTCGTTTAACCGCTATCTGATGGGGGATCCAAAGATAGGTCAGATCCTTGAGGGACGTTGGCCTGCACTCACGTCGACCGGTCGCAAGGGTATTCCATACTTTATGAAGTCAGCACAGGGTTCTGATCAAGACTGCTATGTATTGGGATCCGTAAAGGTAGCTGAAGGTTTCTTAAAGAAGAAGTATGAAAAAGAAGTTGCAATGATTCTTCTCTTTGACTCTAGCTCTTACAAGCAGGGAGTATCTAAGAAATCTGGCAGACCTTGGCATCGTGTTAACGTCATGCTTTCTGATGGCTACAATATGATCGAAGCTACTATCTGGGACCAGAAGAAAGCATTCGGCTGGGATAAAGATACGATTGTATACGTTCGTGGAACTCTTAAATCAGGATGGAAGACGCCTTTGGGCTTCGACATCGTAGAAATTGACAAAGTAGAATGATAACTTCAAGGAGAACTGAATGGCAAAATTTGTAGTAGTTAAAGAAGTGCCGACTGAGTTAAAGAAAGGTGAGTATCTTATTGATACCCCTTCTTTCATTCCCCAAATTGAATTTCACAAAGCTAAGAAGCCGCGCTCAGGTCTTACAGAGCGTATGTATCTTGATGCAATCATGAACTCTATTGGTGAGGCTTATGATGCAGGAAATACTAATCCACATAGTAACCGAGTTAAGTACCATCTCTATACTGGAATCAAAGCTTCACTTGACTCAGAAGTTAATGATATTATCCTTCGTGCAATTCGCTCGGATTGTTCACATCTTCTTGCTAAATATTTAGAAGAGAAAGTTCGTTCGCGTCCAACTGATGCCGACAGAGTTATCTATGTTGACTCGAATATTGATGGTCAATTTGACATCTTTACTCGCAATGGTCTAAGCCAAGAAACTGCTGAAGTTCCACAAGAAAACAAACATCACGGCAAACATAAAGAAAAGACAGAAGCTAAGAAAAATCAGGCGGATAGCTAATAATTATTCGTTCTGTATAACATTCTGGTATAATATAAGTACGCCAATTATGGCCGATAACAAAACAGTAACCCCTTGAAGGAGTATCTATGTCTACAGGCAAGATCAAAATTAATATGGATTCGCTTAAAACTCGTCGTGAGTGGAAGCGCCATAAAGTAAAAGACGGAAATAACATTTTCCGCATTCTCCCGCCCTTCGGCGAATCATCTAACGGCTACCCATATCGCAAATGGCAGATCATCTGGGGATTACAAGACCCTGAGTCTGGACGTTCACGTCCTTTTGCTTCGTCAATGACAAGCGAAAAGCGTTGCCCGATCACTGAGTACGTTGGTGAATTGAAGAAAAAAGCTGAAGTCTTGAAATCTCAGTTGCAAGCAGCTGGTGTTTCTGAAGAAGACCAAAAGGCTCGTCTCCAGTCTCTTAACAGCTTGATTTCTAACATGAATCCTAAGACTGTCTATATCTACAACGCGGCTGACCGTGCTGGCGATGTTGGTCTGTTGGAGTTGAAATCAACTGCTCAGAAAAAGATGAAAGCTTTGATGACCACGTATATCAAAGACTACAACCAAGATCCTACGTCTTTGAATTCTGAAGACACAGATTCTGGTGTATGGTTCAACATCACTCGTACTGGCGAAGGCCGCGATACTGAGTACGATGTTTTGAAATTCCAAACTAAAACTAAATCTGCTACAGGCAAGATCACTTTCGAAGATGATCGTTCGCCGCTCCCTGATTCAGTTGTTGAAAGCTACGATGATTTGGCTTACGATCTTGGTTCAGTTTACCAAGTTAAATCGTATGACGAATTAGCTGAGATCCTCGAGGCAAACATGCAAACTATCGTTGATCTCTGCCCAGATGCAGACCTTAACGCTTTCGAACGCGTTGTTCTCGCCCCAACACCAGCTCCTGCAAAAGTGGCTGCTAAGTCAGCAGGTACAAAGCCTGTATCGATCCGTCTTGATGACGGTGACGAAGAGGAAGAAGTTCAAGCGAAGCCAGTTCGCGCTACTGCAAAAGCAACAGCTGCTGCAGATGACGATTTCTTGGCTGAAGCTGACGCGCTTCTAAACTCGTAAGGGGACACAATGAGTACTGAAAAGCAAGTGGCGACAATCGACGTCACTCAGCTTGCCGGCTACCTCGCTAAAGTTAAAGAGCTCGCCTCCATCAATAAAATGATGGGGGCAACTTATCTTAGGGACTTTATCGAAGGACAAGACTTGGCAGGTGAGTTGTTAGCTCGTGCAGTCCGCGAAGACGCAAAAGCAAAGGCCAAGCTGGAACATGCTGAAGCCGTTGCATATCTGGAACATGCTCCTGCCTATTTAGAATCCAAAGGTATTAAGTATTCATCTGAAGCCTGTAAACGTTACGTCGACATCGACGAACTCGTTATTCAAGCGAAAGATAAGAAGGCTATGACCGAGGCATTGGTAGCATTAATGAAGAACAAATTATCAGTTCTGCGACAAGCCCACGACGATCTGAAGAAGATTGTTTACGGGGATACTCACATGACTGCATACGAAGGTATGTGATGAAGGTGTGTTCTAAGTGTGCTCTTAATAAAGAGTACATACATTTTTATGTTAGGGCTAAGTATGCAGATGGCCATAGTTCGTGGTGCAAAAAGTGCACTCTAGATTATGGCAAAGCATACAAAAAACCTAGATTAAATGAAAGATTAGAGCGTCAACGCTCTTGGCGCAAGGATACTAATTACATGTCTAACTACCTATCTTTGCCTCAAAACAAGATTGCTCATAATCTTAGAACTAGACTAGGTAAAGCTATAACAAGTAATATATCTGCAGTTAAGGATTTAGGTTGCTCAATAGAAGAATTAAAAAGCTTTCTTGAATCTAAGTTTACTTTAGGCATGACTTGGGATAACTATGGAAAATGGCATATTGATCATATCAAGCCATTGAGTAAGTTTAATTTAAGCGACACAAAAGAACTGCTGATGGCTTGTCACTATACTAACCTTCAGCCTTTATGGGCTAAAGACAATATTGTAAAATATAATAAAATGGAGAATACACATGTCTAAATGGATGAGTAAGCTGACAGCCGATTTCGGTGTGGTAGCAGCCAATCTAAATACAAAGCTTCCTCCTGTAATTCCAACCCGTTCGCCATCGTTGAACTGGGCCACTGGAATCGGAGGCTTTCAGCCAGGTAAAGTGGCTGTTCTATATGGACCAGAATCTTCTGGTAAATCACTCCTTGCCATGATGGCGGTCGCTGACGAGCAAGCAAAGGATAAAGATGGAATCTTCATCTGGTTTGACGCTGAGTTCTCATTTAACCTCCCTCTCTTTCTCAAGATTGGTGGCGATCCTAAGCGACTTGTGGTACGAAAATCAAACGACCCCCTTAAAATCTTTGACTACATTGGCGGCGAGATGCTCGAAGCTCTCCAAGAAGGAGCTCCAATCCGCGGTATCGTTATTGATAGTATTAAGGCAATTAGATATCCTAAAGAGACCAACATGAAGCAGACTACAGATCAGAAGATGGGTGGAACTGGTGCATCATACCTTCCATCGACTCTGAAACTGGTTATTCCGGTCATTGCTGAGTTTAATCTCGCTACATTCTTTATCCAACAGGTAACTATGGAGATCGATCCGATGAAGGCATTACGTAACCCGTATGTCATCACAGAAGGTCGTGCTCTGAAGCATGCTGCAGACATCATGTTAGAGATTGTTAAGCTTGATACCAAAGCTGGAGTCCTTGAATCTGGCGAGAACATTCATGGTGGAGCTCAACAGACCGGTCATAAGGTTCGTATCAAAGTTAAAAAGAATCGTCTAGGTGCACCGGCCCGCACTGCACAGTTTACTTGGCATTACGAAAACGGAGTTGTCGACACCGCTTCGGAGATCTTTGAACTAGGTAAGTCGCTTGGTGTGATCTATCATCCAATCAGTGAGAATACTGGCAAGCCAAATAACTCAATGTGGGCTATTGGTCAACATCCACCTATCAAAGGTGAAGATAATGCACTTGCCTTGGTACAAGGATCTAAGGTTCTTCAAGACGAGATCTTGGCTGCTTGCTACTCCCACAAAGATGCTCCTGTAGAGCTTGATGCTTCAGGAACAGTTATTGAAGCAGGCGATGGACTGGACGATATCAATCTAGAACTGTGAGAATAAGATCGTCACGGCGTATGTGCTGTAGCGACCGATCCCTGGTCTGCCTACGAACACGTAGAAAGGCTAGACCACGTATGCGAAATAGTTCTAAAGAGTGGTGTGAAACCTCCGACATCAGTCTAGAAGAAATCAACCGTCGTGCAAATGAAGAATGGGAAGCTGGCAAAGTTCCTACGATGGTTTATCTTAGTATTGACTTATATGCAGAGTTGCAAAAGTCAATGATGTCAAGTCAGCGATATCATACTCCA